CAGAGACTTCTCTCCTGACTTGCCAGAGCAACAGGTTCGTAGATAACGGTGTAGCAAACTCAGGCACAGGCTTCACCATCACTCGCAACGGTGATGTGCGTGTAACCCCCTTCAGTCCCTTTGCGCCATCTGCGGCGTACTCTGCTGGTACTAATGGCGGTAGTGGGTATTTTGATGGTAATACTGACTATTTAACCGCTGCGTCTAATGCAGCTTTTGCGTTTGGAACAGGCGACTTTACTATTGAAGCGTGGATAAACCCCGCTTCTTTGGCAGCAGATACTTTGATTTGTGGGGTAGATGTTACTAACGGTGCAATATTAGGATATGACACAACAACAGTCTGGCTCGGGTCACGAGGAATCGCTTATGACTTAACAGCAACATATACATTACCATTAAATTCTTGGACACATATTGCAGTATCCAGACAAGGAACAACAGCAAGACTTTTTGCAAATGGTGTTCAAATTGCTTCTGGGACTGTAACCAAAAACTATCCGCAAGGTTTGTTTACTGTTGGAAACTATACGGCATTTAATATTGGTGTTAATGGGTATTTGTATAATGTTCGTGCGGTCAAAGGAACCGCAGTCTATACAGGTGCTTTTACTCCACCGACATTGCCTTTGTCCACATCAGGGGCTGCATCAGCTTCTGCCTATCCAAGCACGACAAATATAAACACTACTTTTTCTTCGTCAGAAACATCGTTACTCCTAAACTTCACCAACGCAGGCATCTTAGACAACACAGGCAAGAACGTACTAGAGACAGTCGGTAATGCTCAGATAGATACCACGGTGAAGAAATATGGTACTGGGTCTATGGAGTTTGATGGGAGTGGTGACAGGCTAACCAATAACAACTTTATAAACCCAGATTTAATAATGGGTACTGGCTCATTTACGATAGAAGGATGGTTATACACAACCTCTACTGCAAACATGGGGTTGTTACAAATATCTACAACAGCCGGTGGGTTACAAGCAAACAACACAAACAACATTGCTGTTTACTGTAATAATCTTGTTCTTGGTGCTTACTATGGCGGTACTTTTAGGGCAGGAACAACAAGCATTTCTAGCGGAACTTGGACTCACTTTGCTTTGGTAAGAAATGGGTCATCAATAAATTTATATGTTAATGGAACTGCTGATTCTGGTTTTGGTACACAAACCGATAACCAAAACTATACTGGCGGTTATATAGTCGTTGGCGGTTACTTTGGAACATCCAATCTATTCAACGGCTACATAGACGATCTCCGCATCACCAAGGGCGTGGCGAGATACCCAACAGAACCTTTCCCGACTGCCCCATTCCCTGATCTATAACTAGGAGTAAACAATGCAGATTTACAAAGATGGTGTTATCGCTGATTACAAAGTTTTGTTTCCTCAAGTATCTTTCTCTGCCACTGGACCTAGTAATAAGTTCTTGGAAGAGCAAGGTGCGTATAAAGTTAATATGTTTATACCGCATAACCGTGAGACACAAAAGCTAGTACCAGCCGAGCCTTACATTAATAATGGTTGGGCTTACACTGTACAGGTTGCTGACAAAACAGCAGAAGACATCGCTGCTGAAGTAGACACCAAAGCAGCACAGTTGCGTAGACAGCGTGACATTGCTCTTATGAATAGTGACTGGACTCAGGTATTAGATGCTCCTGTTGATCGTACTGCTTGGGCAACTTATCGTCAAGCATTGCGTGATCTACCACAAGATCCTAACTTCCCTAATGTTGAGTTACCTGCAACACCAGGATCACAAGTTGTTGGTAATATTGATGGAGGTGTGGTATAATGGCTGTAGGACATGAAACTGCTAAAGCTGCTGGTGATGCAGTATCACTAATAACTGTAGTAGGAACACTAGCAGAAGTGTTGCCTGCTGTTGCTGCACTGTTGACTATTGTGTGGACAGGGTTTAGAATTTATGAAACTCAAACAGTTCAAGGTTGGTTAGGAAAGAACAATGTCAAGAAAGATTAGTAAAGGTAAGACTAAAACTACTGCTGCTAAGGAAACTATTTATACTGTTCCTACGCACCAGACAGCATTATGGACATTGTTGTATGTTGCTAACATTGGTGCTAACAACAAATCAGCAGCAGTATATTGGTATGATGCTTCTATCAACGAAGAGTATGGAATAGTTAATACAACATTTAACACTGGTACAGGGTTAGAGTGGGGTGGTGATGGTAAGTATGTTGTACTAGAAGAAGGTGATCAGATTCGAGTAGAGCAACAAGATAACCTTACTACCTTTAGTTTTATTATATCAGTAGAGTTAGATCCTAAGATAGCAGTTCAGTTTAATACCTAAAGGAGTTACTATGTTTAAACCTTGCCCTGGTTGTCCTAGTCCTGCGAAGTGTAAGAAAGCTGGTAAGTGTATGAAGAAGTCTAAAGGTAAATACTAATGCCGTTAGCTAAAGGTAAATCAGATAAGACTGTCTCTAAGAACATTCGTACTCTGAAGAAAGAAGGTTATCCTCAGAAGCAAGCAGTAGCAATAGCTCTTAGCAAAGCAAAGAGGAAAAAGAAATGAATATGTGGATCGCTGTGGTTGTTTTTTGCATGAATCATCAATGTGCTTTTTGGAAACCTGATGAAAACTTCTACAGCGAACGAGAGTGTCAAGCTGCTGCACAAAAGTTTATGTATAAAGCAGAGCAAGAGTTGCCAGTAGATTTAATTGAAGGTGTTTGTCTACCTATTACTACCAAGGATCAGACATGAAGAAAGATTCTCGACTAACTAATGCAGGAGTATCTGGATATAATCAGCCTAAGCGTACACCTAATCATCCTACTAAGTCTCATGTGGTGGTGGCTAAAGAAGGAGACAAAGTAAAAACTATTAGGTTTGGTCAGCAAGGTGTTACAGGTGATAGGCAACCAACCAAGAGACAAGCATCATTTAAAGCTAGGCACGCAGCTAACATTGCTAAAGGTAAGATGTCTGCAGCGTTTTGGGCAGATAAAGTTAAGTGGTAGGTATTGACATTCAATTTACTTTATGGTATAATATATTATGACCTACTTAGAAGCTGTTAACGATGTACTAGTAAGACTTAGAGAGCAAGAGGTTACTGCGGTAACTGATAATGCTTACTCTAAGCTTATTGGTAAGTTTATTAATGATGCTAAGCGTCAAGTAGAAGATGCTTATAACTGGAATGCTTTGACTGAAACACTAACAGTCACTACTGCTAACCAAGTATTTAACTATGTACTAACTGGTATTGGTCAACGATTCCGTGTATTGGATGTTATTAACCAAGAGAAGGATTGGTTTCTAAACAATGAAACTACTTCTCGTATGAATGAATTGTTTCTTAATGAAACATTTAGGTATGGTTCTCCAGATCGTTATAACTTTAACGGTGTAGATGTTAATGGTGACACACAAGTAGACTTGTATCCTGTACCTGATGGTGTATATAATATTTACTTTAACGTAATCAAGCCTTCTGATAAACTTACACTCAGTGCTGACATTATCAAAGTACCATCTGAACCTGTAATATTCCTTGCTTATGCTAAAGCATTGGTAGAGCGTGGTGAGGACAACGGTGTAATGAGTAACGAAGCATATCAATTGTTTAAAGAATCATTAGCAGATCATATTTCTGCAGAAGCTAATCGTTATCCTGATGAGATTACTTGGGTAGCTAATTAATGAAACCAATTCAAACTGGTAGTATAGCTGCTCCTGGATTCCTGGGTCTAAACACTCAGGATAGTAGCGTTCAACTATCTAGTGGTTTTGCTTTAACTGCTAACAACTGTGTTATCGATCAGTATGGTAGGATTGGTGCAAGGCGTGGATGGACTCCTGTAAACTCTACAGTTAACTCTGATCTTACATCTAGTAAGCCTGTAGAGTTTATGTTTGAGATGGTTAAGACTGGTGGTAACATTCTTCTTAGTGCTGGTAACAATAAGTTGTTTACTGGTACTACAACTATGACTACTCAGACAGTACGTAATGCTGCTAACAATGGTAACGTATCTGTAACCATAACAGCAAACCACTGGCAAGGTGCTTCCCTGCCCTTTGGAGACGGTGCTGCTGCTAAGCCACATGTGTACATGGCACAGACTGGGCATCCTGTCCTGGTGTACCATGAGCTTCCTGTAGCGGGTAGTACTAACCCACACTCACACGATAGTGGCACGTTTGGATTTCAAAGACTAGGTGACGTAGGTTCATTGCCTCTTGGTTATACTACTGCAGACTTTCAACCTAATTGTGCATTAGCAGCTTATGGTAGGATCTGGTTAGCTGATTTAACTGGTGATAGACAGACTGTTTACTTTAGCAGACTACTTGATGGTTCTGACTTCCAAGGTGGAGACTCAGGATCTTTGTCATTAAACGCAGTATTTCCTAACAACGATAAGATTGTTGCATTAGCAGCACACAACGGATTCTTAATTATCTTTGGTAGGAACAACATAGCTATCTATGGCAACCCTATCGATGTAACTCAGTTAACCCTTGCTGATTATATTCCTAATGTAGGATGTATTGCTAGAGACTCTGTAGTATCTACTGGTACAGATATTATTTTCTTGTCTGACTCTGGTGTACGTAGCTTGACTCGAGTGATTCAAGAGAAGTCTCTACCGTTCCGTGATATTTCTAAAAATGTACGTGATGAACTAATTGCTAACGTTAACTCAGAAAGCAATGCTGTTGCAATGAAGGGTGTATATTATAGTAGAGACGCTTTCTACTTACTTTCTTTACCTACATCTAAGATTGTATATTGTTTTGATACTAGATCTCCAATGCAAGATGGATCATATCGAGTAACTAAATGGAATGCTTTAGAACCTAAAGCATTTGTTGTTAACGATATTAAAGAACTATTAGTAGGTAAACCTGGGTATATTGGTAAATACTTTGGACATACTGATAATACTGCAGTATACCGTTTAGAGTATTTTACTAATCACTTTGACTTTGATCAACCTAACCTACTTAAAGTACTAAAGAAGATTGGTCTTATTGTTATTGGCGGATCAGGTGCTGAAGTAGCAGTTAAGTATGGTTTTGATTATTCTGAAAACTTCTTAGCACAAACTAAAGTACTAGCTGGCGGAACTAGTTATGAGTATGGTATAGGTGAATATAACATTGCAGAATACTTTGGTGGTATTGTACTTGAAAAGTTTTTCTTAAATGTTGGTGGTGCTGGAGCAATCCTACAACTAGGTGTAGAAACTGACATCAATGGTAATCCGTTCTCTATTCAAAAGATTGATGTTGGTTTGAAACAAGGTAAGGTTATAATCTAAGGAGATATTAATGGCTAATTATATTAAAGCCACCAACTTTGCTGTTAAAGATTCTTTGAATAGTGGTGATCCAGCTAAGATTGTTAAAGGTACAGAGATTGATACTGAGTTCAACGCTATTGCTGCTGCTATTGCATCTAAGCCTGATGCTGATAGTCCTACACTAACAGGTACTCCATTAGCGCCTACTCCTTCTACTGCTACTAATAATACTCAGATCTCTACTACTGCATATGTAGTTAATCGTATCACTCAAGACATTGCTGGTAAAGCTAACATTGCTTCACCAACATTTACTGGTACGCCAGCAGCACCTACTGCAACAGCAGGAACTAATACTACTCAACTTGCTACTACAGCGTTTGTACAAGCAGCATTACAAGCAATTTATCCTGTTGGTTCTATTTACATTAATGCTACTAACAGCACTAATCCTGGTACATTATTGGGCTTTGGTACTTGGACAGCCTTTGGTGCTGGTCGAGTTCCTGTAGGTTTTAATGCCTCAGATCCTCTATTTGATACAGCAGAGGAGACTGGTGGTTCTAAGGATGCGATTGTTGTCTCACACACCCATACCTTTAGTGCCACTACAGCTAGTGCAGGCACCCACACCCACCAGTTTCCTGGTTGGGCTTATGTCAATGGCGTGGATGGTATTGATAGTGCCTACTTTTCTGGCGCTGCTGAGGTTATCGAACAGACAAGGACTACAGAATCTGCTGGTGCCCACACCCACACCCTCAGTGGCACTACGGCATCCACAGGTTCCTCAGGCACCAATGCCAACCTACAACCATACATCACAGTCTACATGTGGAAACGTACCGCTTGAAGTTACCAATAGTACAGAATAACAACTACATAATATACTTAGAATACTTTAGTGATCTTTACTGGCTACACACTGATGTGTTTAACTGGACAAGTAAAGTAAAGAAAGACTACCTAGATAAACTAAATAAACTTCAGTTACTTCTTAATGATGATTTGTTTGGTCTAGTTGATAACGATAAGCTTGGTAAGTTTGGTAATACAATAGGATTTAAATATTTACGTGATGTCACTGGATCAGATAATAACCAGTACAAAGTTTATACTAGGAGATTAGAATGGGTAAAGCAGTCGGGTCTTTGTTAGAACCTTTTACTGGTGCTAAAGCTACTCGCAGGGCAGCAGAGGATGCTGCTCGTCAACAAGCAGAAGCGGGTAGACAAGCTGGCTACGCTGCTGCATTCAGACCAGTAGGGTTTACTACTCGCTTTGGTAGCTCTCAATTCACAGAAACGATAGATCCTGTTACTGGTCTTCCTCGTGTCACTGGTGGTAGCTATGAACTATCTCCTGAGTTAAGATCTATCCAAGATCGAATTATGGGTCTGACTGGTGGAGCGCTAACCACTGCAGAAGAAGCTGCTGCTGCAGGACAACCACTAGGTCAAGCTGCTCAGAGTCTGTTTGGTTTAGGTTCTCAATTCTTACCTACAGACATCTCCCGTCAAGCTTCACCAGAGGCAATGGCTCAAGCACAGCGTCTCTATGGTCTAGCTAATCAGGTTACTCCTACTAGCTATGATCCTCGTGCTGCTGCTCAGAGCTACTACCAAGAAGCTCAGGCAATGCTTGATCCTACTCGTCAACGTGAAGAGGCACGCTTGGGCGCTGGTGTCTTTGGGCGTGGTAGGGCAGGATTGAATATTAGTGGTCAAGGTCAACCAGAACTCTTTGCTCTGGCACAGGCACGAGAGGAACAGAATACTGCATTGGCTGCTCAAGCTCGTGAGCGTGCTCGTGCAGAACTACAGCAAGATATTGGTCTGGGTACTCAGCTTGGATTGTCTGGTTTGTCTACTCAGCAGCAGGCAGAGAATCTTGCTAGAGCTAGACTAGCAGAAGACATAGGTCTAGGAACAGATCTATTCGGCACAGGAGCGTCTCTCTTGGGTCAACGATATGCCCTACCTACTCAGGCGTTGGGACCGTTACAGAGCTATCTAGGCACTGTAGGATCGATTGAAGAGATGGGGCAACAACCTTACCGCCTTGGTATGGAACTTGGTGGACAAGCTCAAGCAGGTGGACAAGCTGGTGGACAGATGCTACAAGCTGGTTTGTCTCAAGCTGCTAACACTCGGTATCAAGGAGTACAACAAGCTAATGCTGCTAATCAAGCTTTCTTACAGACCTTGATTGGTGCTGCTGCGGGTGGTATGGGTGGTGGAGGTGGAGGATTTGGAGGGTTTGGTAGTAACTTTGGAACTGCTGCGCGTTACGGTACTATTCCTTTCAGTCAACAAACTAGAATGCTTGCTGAACAAGATCGGCTTTTTAGATAAGGATTAATCATGGGACTTGATGCACAACAAATGCTACAGAATGATCCAGAGTATCTTGCTAGGCAACTAGCCAGGAAAGAGATCCAACAATACCAGAACTTTCAGAATCCGCAAATTGGTCTAGCTGCTACTAGCGGGGCAGTACTTGGTCGAGGACTAGCTAATCTATTTGGTGGTCGAGGGTTCTTTGAAGTAAGTGATCCTGCATTGCGTAAAGTATCTGAGGTACAATCTTTATATAATGAAGCAATGCAATCCTTTGATCCTACTAATCCTGGGACATCCTATGCTCAGTTAGCTACTACATTAGCACAACGTGGATACGGTAGAGAAGCTGCTCTTGCTGCTGCAGAAGCTAATAAGTTTATAGGGCAAGGAGAAGATCGTAATCTTAAACGGCAAGAAATAGAAGCTCGTATCAGATCTACAGAAGCACAAGCAGAAGCTACAAAAGAAACTGCAGCACAACGAGCAGCCGCCGCTGAAGAAGCTCGAAATAAAATTACTACAATAGGTACTACAACTAAACGATTAACTACTTATCGTAAAGGAACTGAGCCTCAAATTTATGTAATGAATGAAAAAGGTGAAGAAGAAAAATATAAACCTTCTATTCATGGTGGGTATGAGGTTGCAGAAGATCGCCGTACACCACCTGCTGCTAGACCTGTATATCAAAGAGACGCTTTTCAAAACGTATATCAAATGAATCCTGACGGTACAAAAACTCTTGTGATTCCTGGTTTAGTTCCTCCAGGACAAGCTGCTCCTGGTGCTGCGCCTGCGCCTAAAAACGGTGTTAGAACTGTAGATCAGCTTCTTCAAGATCTATCTAAAGCCAAATGAAAATTATTGAGCTTCCGATTTTTGGGCAGATTGGGTTTCCTGAAGATATGTCTGATCAGGAGATATATGATACTATTCAAAATAAAGTATTCAAGGGACAGCTAAGAGACTACAGTAAAACTGAAACTGCAATTATGGGTCTTGAGCGTGGATTTACTTCGTCTGCTAGAACTCTTGCAGGTGGTAGATCTGAAGAAGTTACTCCTGGGTATGAAGATCCGTTAACTGGCATGATGTCTGTTGCTCCTGTATCCTCTACTGAAGAGACAGACGAACAGAAAGAATTAAAGTTTAGGATTGCTAGAGATCAAAACCCAATCACTGGATACGGCACACAGATACTAGGTTCTATTGCTGATCCCGCTGGTCTTGCAATACCTCTTGGTAAAGCCGCAACCTTTGGTTCTTTCGTTAAACAGGGTATAGGTGCTGGTGCTATTGGTGGTGTGCTCGAGCCTACATATGAACAGTTTGGTGATAGTCGGTTAGAGAACATTGCTTATGGCGCTGCAGGTGGCGGTCTATTAACTGCTGCTGTTGGTAAAGCATTTAAGAAGCAATTGTTTCCTGATGAAGCAGCAGCTAAGACTGTACCAGATGATGGTCCTAAAGTTACAGAAACTCCTGCTGCAACTACTGCAGCACAAGCAGATGAACCAGACATCAAACCCTCTATTGTAGAAGATCCTGTTAATCTTACTGATGAGATTAACGCATTACCTAAACTACCACAATACTTGTCTGGCTTAAAACCAAGGTTTGCTAAGTCTGAGATTTCTTTTGAGTCTGACTTAGATGCCGCACTTTATGCAGTTGGTAATCCTAAAACTAAATCTGCAAGGCACGATGATTATATGCAGTTCTTGCAGCAGTCATTACAACTACCAGAAGCTGAAGTAACTAAACTTGCTGCTGCTGTGCGTAAAGAAGTAATTGAGTCTGGTATGAAAGCACAGAAAGATGCAGGCATGGCAGGACAGAAAACTCTGGACTCTTTTACTTTTAATCTATCATCTAACTTAGATAATTTATTGTTTCCTGTAACAAGAAAGCTTGACGATTCATCAAAATTCGTGTATAATTTTGGTAAAGCTATTCAACCAGATGCTAAAGGACTGTACAGAATTAATGAACGTAGTCCTGATATACAGACTTTGGTTACAAAAGTAAAAGAAATTGATCCTGCTTTTACTTCACAAGACGCTGTACTAGCTGCACGTGGTTACTCTCAGTTGCTAGATACAATGAAGACAACAATGGGTAGGCAGTTTAAACCACGGTCTTTTGATGACATACTCATTAACAAGTTAGATGAAGAGTCTTGGATCAAACTCTTTGGTCAAGGAGCATTTGATGGCTGCTAAGTGTGACTTAAAGTTTTATAAGTATTTTGCTCCAGCAAAGAACCCAAGTGCTTTGTCTGCTCGTCAGTTAGATATGATTGCTAATTTAGGTGAGCATCGAGCAACAAAGTATTTGTCTTCTCGTGATTATCTAAATGATGATACTACAAAAGTATTAGAATCTTTGGCTGCTATAGCTCCTCAGCGATTTGCTAGAACCACTAACATAGGTAGACCTATACCTGAAGTAATGCAAGAGGCTCAGCAAGCAGGAGAGCGCCTTGCTAAAGCTACTAGCGAAGGATCGGATTACCTTGAAGAAGCAGCAGAAAACATAGCAAGGAACTTCCGTAAAGGTAGTCCTATGTCAATGGAAGAACGATCGGTAATTTATCCTGCATTTAAGAATCGCATGGATAACCTACCTTTATTGACTCGACAGATTCAGTACGCACATCAGAATAACAACACTCAGACTGCTTCTGTATTAGCTATGGAATTAGTTAAAACAATGGGAATGTCTGCTGCTGTGTTTGGGGATAAGAATGCTGTGTCTGTTGCTATGAATTCCATGAAGTATTTAAATAGGCAAATTAAACAAGCTGAGACTATTAACAGATTATTTCAGAATGGTGAGTGCTAATGGTAAACCTTTCTAAAAAGTGTTTAGATTTTATTGCAAGGATGTCTGACAGTATTAACGAACTGTATACTAATCCTGCTGTGTCCCCTGCTGAGGCTGCTCAAGCTGCAGCAGAAGGAATGACAAAAGCACTAAAGACTCCTGGTATTCGAGATAGGATTGGTTCGTTTATTCGTAATAGTTACTTGAGTGCTATGTCAACTCAAGCAATTAACTTTGTTAATAACCTCGTCCCTATTATTACTTCACCTATTATTCGTACACTATCAGGTAAACCACGAGAAGGTTTGGCAATGCTCGAGGGAATTACTGAAGGATTCCTTGAAGCATTCCCTAGATTTTTTGCTGGTTTGTCTAAGCGTACTGAAGACTTTGATGGTAATACACATAATGCTTTTGACATAGTACGTAATAAATATGCTGATGCTGCTCTTACATATCCACAGAAATTGACAGGTGCTTTAGACCAAGCATTCTCTGCTGTGCTTGAGCGGATGGAATTTAAAGCTATGCTACATCGTATTAAGAATTCTTTTCCTGATGAATACTTTACTCGTAATGGATTAGATAAAACAAAGTTTGTACAAGAACTAGAACAAGTAGCGTTGAAGAGAGGTGATGGTAACCTATCGTTCTTACGTCTGTTAGAGAATCAAAGTCCTGAGTTGTATCAACAGTTACAAGAGTTTGCTGCTGCTGGTACATTCCGTACACCATTGGGTAGATCTTTGCTTGATCAGATGGGTAAGAAAATATCTGATGCAAAGAATGTAGCTCCTGAGCTAAACCTTGTGGTTCCATTTGTCCGTACTGGTATTAACGTAGCTAAATATGCTGGTGGATTTATTCCTGGTCTAGGTCAATTACGTGTACGACAAGCAAAGAAAGACATTGAACTTCTCGACAGCCAGATTAATTCTCTGCTACAACGAGAAACTAAAGCTAAAGAGAAAGCCAATCAAGCTTTGTTCCCTGGTCAAGCAGAAAGCTTGAGAGCTAAAGCTCAAGCATTAGAAACACGCAGGCGTAAACTTGAAGGTACTCGTACATTTAAAGAAGAACAGATACCTGAGTTCTATGTCCAACAGGTTGTTGGTGCTGGTATGATGCTGTCTACCTACGGGTTAGTTAACGCTGGTCTGTTAACTGGTCACTACTCTTCTGATCCTGCTACAAGGCAGAAACAAATGGCATCCGGTATGCGTGAGATGTCTATTAAAGTTGGGGACAGGTGGATTAGTTATGACCGAGTAGAGCCATTCTCTACAGTCATGGGTCTAGTAGCAGATGGTATGACTGCTCTTAAAGAAGGTAGAATGAAAGGTGAATCTCCTGGTGTTGGGGATATAGCTAAGATTGTAGGACGTAACTTACTAGATAAAACTTTTACTGAAGGTCTTGGTAAAATGTTTTTAGCTATTCAAGAATCAGATCGTTACTTAGAAAGTTATTTAGTAAGTCTAACCAATCCATTAGTACCAGCTATTGTAAATCAAATAGCAAGGTTGCGTGATCCTTTGGTCCGAGAAACTAAAGATCCTGAACTAGCAGACTGGATGCTTAATAGTATTAAATCTCGTATACCAGGGTTAAGGGAACAATTACCTGCTCGTCCTGATGTCTTAGGTCAAGAGCAACCATTATATGGCGTGTCTACTGGTATCGCTGTAGCTCCAGTAAATCAAGATGAAGTACGTGCTCTCCTTGATAATCCTTATCTTACTATTGACAGACCAGATAGAAAGATTGGCGGTATTGAGCTAGACATGGAACAGTTTGCTGCTCTTGAACAGCGTGTTGGTCAGCGAGTGTATGAAGTATTTGGTATGATGGCAGCTAATCCTGGGTTTGCTAGTGTTCCTAAATCTTTACAAGCAAAGTTCTTAAAAGAAATGGTAACTGAGATTAGGCAACAAGAACGTCTAGCTGCGCTTGGTACTTTAATTCAAGATCCAGCTTTACGAGCACAGTACATACTGAAGGAAATGCAAAAGATGGGCCTTGGTTCGTTAGTAGAAGAAGAGGAAGAGTAAATAACTAATGTATACTGGGAGATATAATGTTAGTAGAACTGGCAGCAGCCAATGCAGCCTTTCAAGTAATCAAGACTGCCATCAAGAATGGAGGTGAGATAGTCAGTGCTGGTCAAGCATTACTTGAATACTTCAACAACAAATCAAAGCTACAAGAAAAGGTAGAGAGTAAACCAGAACATAAGCGTAACGATCTCGAAGAGTTCCTAGCGCTGGAGCAGTTAAAGAAACAAGAGCAAGAGTTAAAAGAGTTAATGATTTACAATGGTAGACCTGGACTATGGGATGATTGGCAGTCCTTCCAAGTCAAAGCAAGACAACAACGAGAAGCAGAGCA